TATTATACTAACATAGAAGATTCAATACATAAGTTTGAAGAAGGTTTTATGTCTATTATAAATCATTTAGAAGAAACTTATGAGATAGATAAAGTATTAGTATTTTCAGGTTCTAAAGGTAATTTTAGAAAATACATATCTCCTAAATACAAAGCTAATAGAACAGGTGAATTACCTCCTTTATTAAATGAAATGCATTTATTTGTTAAAGAAAGCTATAATACTATAATTGGATATGGAGTAGAAACAGATGATATGGTTGCAAGATATTGGTGTAATTTATCTAAAGAACACGGAAGAGATAATGTTATGATAATTTCTATTGACAAAGACTACAAACAATTTCCTGCTTTAATTTATAATTATCATTTTAGCCATAAAGTAATTTATGATATTAGTGAAGAAGAAGCAATGTATAATTTTTATGAGCAAATGATTATTGGTGATGGGGCTGATAATGTACAGTATTGTAAAGGTTATGGCAAGAAATATGCTGAAAAACTATTTAAAGATTGTGATTCACATTATAAATATACTAAAAGAGTTTACGAATTATTTAAAAAAATACATAAAGGAAAAGCAAAACAACGTTATATTGAATGCTATAACTTGTTAAAATTAAGAACTAATTAAAAAAAAATTATATATTTACATTTTATTAACTAAAACAAACAAAAACAATGAACATTTTAGAAGAAGCAAACAGAATTATTAATTTACGTTCAGAAGAAAAAGAACGTATGTATGGACCTTTTGAAGAAGGTATGGAAAGAGCCGCTATGATAGCATCAGGTTGCACAGGTAAACATTTAACTGCACAAGATATATATATGTGTCTAGTAGCTTTAAAGTTATCTAGACAATCTTATAATCACAAAGAAGATAACCTACTTGATGCAGTAGCTTATTTAGGTAGTTTAAACAATTATAATAACAAATAATATGAATATAGTAACTTCTTTATCAAATCCTCAATATAGTTTAAATAACCATAGAGGTTTAGAAATAGTTTATTTAAAAAAACTATTTAATGACAACAATTTACAATTAGATATAATTGGAAAAAAAGGTAGAACAAATAAAGATATAATTTTCTTTAAAGATATTACATCTAATTTACAATCAACAGAGAATGTATTTATTCAATTAGCACCAATAAACTTTTTTGGTGGAGTTATTGATGATTATGTAGTTAAATTTATAAATGAAATAGGAAATTTAAATAATAAGAATTTTTATGTATTAGTTAATGACCCAAGAATTAAACCACAAAATCCAGCTGAAGTTGTTTTTAAAAGATTTGGTTTATGCGAAGAACAAATAAATAACTGGAATAAAATATTTGACAATGCTACTTATTGTTTTCAAGGAAAAGATTTAAATAAGTTTTTTAATGAAGATAAAAATAGAAAAATAATGAATTTAGATTTTTTTACTTACATCTTTAAAAATGATACTAAATATTCTAATTTTATAAGTTTAGAAGACAAACAATTTAACTTAATTTATTACGGAGATAAAAGAGGTAGTCACAGAGAAAAAAAAATAAATAAATATTTATCTAATTGTTACAATGATTTGTTAGTAGGTTATAAAACAAATAAACTTAAAACATCTTTTTTAAATAAAGTTCCGCACGTAGAATTAAAAAATGTAATAGATAAAAGTATATGTAGTTTAATAATTGGTGATAAAGAACATGAAAACAATATAGCTACTTATAGATTTTATGAAACATTAGCATCAAGTACATTATGTGCTATTGATATAGATTATGACCCTAATAAAGAATTAATAAAAAACGAAATTCTTAAAGAAGTTTTATATGTTAAAAACAAAAATGATATAAATAAGCTATGTAGTTTGTATTCTGAAAAATTGATATATTTACAACACTTAGAATTAAAAAGAATAATAGAAGAAGGTAATTATAAATTAAATATAAAAACAAATGAAATTATTAAAGAACAACTTTTATTATTTTAAATTTGCTGGAGATATAATATTAGGAGAATTTATAGAAACTAAACAATTATACGAAGGAACTATAGTTAATTTATTTAAAGGAAAAGATGGATTTATTTACCCAATTAAAAAAGAAAATATATGTGGCAATTTAAAACAATAACAGAAGCATTTGAATATTACTACGAAAAGTTAGATAGTCAAGTAGAACAAAAAGAAACAGGAACTAAAGCATTATACAATCAAATGTTTACTATATTAGATACTTCTGAAAACATAGTAAAATCTGATTTTAGAAACTTTAAATTATATTATGCTGAAAAGGAATGGGAATGGTATTTAAGTAAAGATAGAAGTGCTGTTGAAATAGCTAAGATAGCTAAGATATGGTACAATCACATGGATGAACGTGGTTATGTTAACTCAAACTACGGATGGCAATGGAGTAGAAACAATCAATTAGAATATGTAATTAAAGAACTTGTAAGAGATAAATATTCTCGTCGTGCATTAATATCTATCTACGATGGTAAAGAACATTCTGAGTACTCTAAAGATACTCCTTGCACTTTGTCTATTCAATTTTATTTTACACCTGATTCAAGTAAACTACACATGACTGTGTTAATGAGAAGCAATGATTTATGGTTTGGATTCTGTAATGATGCTTACACTTTTCTACAATTACATAAATTAGTTTGTAAATCATTAAATGTAGAGCAAGGATTTTATACTCATTATGCACAAAATCTACATATTTATGAAAGACATTATAATAAAATGTTAAAATAAATTTTTTATTAACAAAGAATGTTTATATTTGTAAAATAATAATTAAAAAAATAACAAAATGGCACCTAAATTTGAAGACATCGGATTTTTTATTGAATACCATTCAGATGGTAAATTCTTAGGAACTACTTTAATAAGTGAAAACGTTAGACCTACTATAGGTTATTACAGTAGAGTAGATTCTATTGCTGAGACAGATATACAATTATTAAATAATAAGAAAATAAAGAAAGGAATAAAATATCACTCTTACATATATCCAATGTGTGGCAAACTAATAAGATAATTTATGTTTTATATATATCATGTAAAAGGAATTAAAGTAGGATGCACTAATGATTTAAAAAGACGTGTTGAACAAATACAAGGTTACAAAGATTATGATATATTAGCTACAACTGATAGTATTAGAGAAGCTTCTAAATTAGAAATATATTTTCAAAAAAAAATGAATTATAAAAAAGATAAAAATTCATATTTACAATTAACTATAAATAAATTAAAGATGACAAAAATGGTACACGTTACAGAAAGAACATTAACATTTAAAGGAACAGATAACCAAAAATTAAATGGTTATAAATTTCCTTTATTAGTAGAGTTATTAAATGGAGAACATATAGAGTTTGATAACAAAACAATAAATTGGATATTACAACATAATGCAAGTTCACAACATAACAAAGAAAGATTTGTATATATAGAAGCGTTATTAAATTTTTTAAATGCTAATAAAAATACTGAATTAGAAATGTTTAGTAATATTAGAAGTTGGGCTAAAGAAAAAGGAATATTAGATAAAGGAGACGTTAAAACACAATACCTAAAATTACAAGAAGAATCAGGTGAATTAGCTAAAGCTTTATTAAATAATGATAAAGAAGAAATAATAGATGCTATTGGAGATTGTGTAGTAGTATTAACTAACTTAAGTAAATTAGCAGGATATAATATAGAAGATTGTATATTAAGTGCATATAGTATTATATCAAAAAGAACAGGTAGAATGGAAAATGGAACATTTATTAAAGACAAATAATGGACATAACAGAAAGATTAAAAGACATCATATTAAACGAAACTAATATAGATGTAAAAGAAGTATCAAGAAATAGAAATATAATCGAATTGCGTTCTTTATATTATCATTTAATTAAACATTTTAAACCTAAATTAACTTTAATGGATATAGCTGAATCAGTAAATAAGAATCACGCTACTGTAATACATTCTTTAAATAATTATAAAATGTATGAAATGTATAATGATGAATTAAAACAATTAAGAAGCTTAATCATAAAACAAATAGAATTAGAAAACATATTACAAACAAAAGATAACAACACATTAAAGTTAGCAATAAAACAAAAGAATATAAAAATATCAGAATTAGAATTACAATTAGAAGAAATAAAACAAAAATTAACTACATTTGAAAAATCTGAATACGATATAATAAATAAACTAAAAGAACTATTAAACAATACAAAAGAAACAGAACTACACGACCTTATAAAAATAAGATTAAAAGCTATGTATGATATGAATATAAAAGTAATGAAACAA